TGAAACACCAGCAAAAGTAATTGTACCTGCTGGGTTAATTGCCGTAGTATTAGGTGTACCCTCACTATCTGACACTGTCAGGAAGTTGGACCACGCCGGGGCTGAACCCGTATTTTTCAGTACTTGGTTTGCTGACCCTGCTGCTAAGAATGCGGTGACACCAGAACCAGTCTGGTACAATACCTTATTATCAGCCCCGCCTGCTACAGCTGTCGCTGTTGCGGCATTCTGGGCTACATTCCCTGCAGAACTCTCAGCTACCATTTTTTTCCAAGTAGCCATGGATTATTCTCCTATTATATTCCTAGAAATACTTCTGTACCACTAAAGTACAGACCACCTACAACCGCCGTGGGTGCTGAGGCTTGGGTTTTGAATTTTAGCACCCCTTGGTAATCAATCGAGAAAGTCTCGGTTGAATCATTGTTCAATGTGAAAATATCTCCCGCTACAAGGGCAGGACTGGTATAAACGAACCTGTCACCCCCAACGAAATTATCTACCACATCTAAATCTAAAAGCTCTACATCGCTTGTTCCATCATCGCGGTAAAACTTATTATCTGACTTCCTGAATACAAGAGTCTTGTAAACATCTTTTATTAAATTTGGTGACGATAGACTACCCATTAAGCTGTACCATAGTTAGGTATTATATCCGTATAAGTTGGTGCTGATACTGATATAGTAGTATACGTTGTTGAGGCAGAATCAGCAGTATCTGTATACCTGTCACTTTTATCTTGTTCAAATGTTATCTGATGTGTTGTCATAATAGCATCATTAAACGCATGTCCAACCTCATTGAAAGATTCTACACCAAATTTTCCTGGTCGCCATGATAAAGCCATTAGAAATCCACCGGTTTTATGTATTTAAAAGTACCCGCTCGCGCGCGATACGCGAACTTCCTTGCTCGTTTAATCCCAGCTTCATACTTCGATCCGAAATACTGTGCAAGACTACCCCCATCAGGATTTCTCTCATATCCATACTGTATTGCTTTCTCAACAAGATGTTCATGGAATTGAGGAAGTATTTCATTTTCTTCGGTAGCCCAAGCATCACTTGCTGAGGGCTCACTAATTCTATCCGCACGTTTATAATAATAGATAGTAGCAGTAAGGTCGTCCTGATCTGGCGATGCAAATGTTGCATTAATAGCATCGTACTTTGCAATGCCTATTGAATCTCGTTCAGTCCACCATACATATCTTGAATGTGCCATTATGTGATATCCCTGATGGCAGGCCGACCAATAAGATGTGGAATCCCCTCAGAATCTCCATCATCGTTCTCCAAGTCAACTGACCGTATTTCTAATATCTTATCGTCAAGAGCATAAAATCTCTGGTCCTTAATAGTGGGAAAGGTAATCGCACTATCCAGCACCCTTGTCCTTGCTGTGAAGTCATCTGATGCCCTATTTATCATCTTAACTATTTCCACGGCTCCTAAGTCAGGGTGATGCTGTTGAACCAATTCAACCATTTCCCCTGCTTTCATTTCTGTACTCCCACAAAAGATGTATTCTTATCAGGACTAGCTCCAGCCATATAAGGAGCCCAACACTGTTCGTACATCGCCTGAACGTACCCTAACTGACCCTGAAGCCACTGATAATCCACAGTATCCTTCTGTATAACAGCCTGATAAAGCTGAATCTTCTTACCTAGATCAGTGGTATACTGTGTAACCTCCTTACCTATCAAGGCTTGGAACTCAGCCATCTCAGTAGCATACTCCTGAAGTCCTGCTGCATATTCAGTATCCTTAGCCGCGAACTCAGTTACATTCTTCTGTATAGTGGCCTGATAAACAGTGCTCTCTTTATTAAATTCGTTTAGTTCCTGCTGTATTGCCAGCGAATACTCCTGGAGCTTATTAGTATAATCTGTTGTCCATTTCTGGAACTTGTTCTGAAGCTCATTATTCTGGTACGCCTGAACCGCATTGTTTACCTGCATCTGATATTCTTGAATCTGTGCGGCATACTTGTTTAATAAATTACCATCATGAGAGCCTTCTAATTGTGCTTCTGTAATATATTCCTGTAACTTGCCCTGATATGCAACATTTGCTTCATTGAACTCATTTAACTGGTTCTGCATAGCCTGACTGTATGCACCTACATAAGTAGTAATCTTAGCCATCTGAGACTGTGCTAACTCAATATCTTCCTCTGTCTCTATCATGTCAGCGAGTGTATTCCACCACTTGCTAAAATTCAGAGTATCCGCCTCTGTTCCAATTACACCAGCATCCATAGCTACTGTTAATTCTTCTGTGACTCCGCCCACCTTTGGAGGGGTATAAGTTGGTACGGAGCCACTTGGATCGGCCACAGTTGGTGCACTGGAGAGGGCTGGTGCATCCAAAACGGCCGGATTAATATCAATTAAAGCATTATCTGTTGTCAGGTCTAAATCTGTAATACTTGGAAATGCTGGGATCACAACATCTGGACTAGCTCCTGTCAAACCTATTGTCGGCTTGGTATATGTAGGGGCTTGCCCAAATCCAGCGATACTTCCATAATCTGGAGCATCAGGTGAAGCTGGTAAAGTATCAATACCAGAAAGATCAAGGTCGGCCACAGCATTAAATACCGTAGTATCAGCATCAAGATCAGTAGGTAAAGCAACTCTTAAATCTATTAGCTTAGAATGAATAACATTCATAGCCACCCATAAAACCACATGTCTGTAAAATTCTGATGGAAAACTAGCAATAGTACCATTTGCATCACTGATCGCACCATATGCAACAGAAGATACCTGAGCAGGAGCAGCATTTGTTGGAGTAGGAAGAACAGTCAGTGTACCATTGAGGATATAGTATTTAGGGTCAGTAATTGGAGCATAGTAAATACTCGTATTATCCCCAATCTTTGCCCTGTACTGGGGTGAAACCGGTGAGCACCTCTTAGAATCTCTCTGCACGTCAAGGATTCTTCCTTTTGCGGTTGTATCAAAAGAGACACCATCCGTAGCATTTAGTACGGTCTCAGCTGCGAACATATGCAACAAGCCAGGGTTTGCTGCTTCAATTCTTGAAACAACAGCCTTTACCGCATCTGGTAACCACTGGACTATCTCAGTTGTCTGTCCTGAGATATCTCCAGCGTAAAACTGTACCTGAGTACTAAAACTAGCCACTATTACGAAGCGGGATAATTGTCGATGTCAGCTACAGTATCGCCAACCCATTCTCTGTAAACCATCGCATAATCAGATGAACCAATAGTAACTGAACTCCATCTCCCATAAATGGTAACTCCTATAGGAATTTCTTCTGTTACAATAGTATCCCAAATATCTGTATCAGTAGACACAGCTGAGACTGTTATAAAGTCAGTTCCACCTGTTGTAAAGGTTGCACAGATCGAACTATACGTATCATCACTAACTGTAGACCCATTGCCACACCAATCATAACCACCTCGACCTGTAAGGATACTCAGGGTCTGAGCTATATCTGTTAAATTTCTTGCCATTACTATCTCCTGTTATTTCTTTTCAGTCTTGGGCTTCGACTTCTTTTTATTCTTATCATAGGCCATGCGCCTACTTTCATCATTTACACTTGGACTTTGATGGGGTCCGCCAACTGTGTTGCTTGTAACCATCTTTTCCATTTCTTTCTCCTTTGAGTAAGAAGGGGGAGGACAAGCCTCCCCCAACTAACTACTTTACTACGCCCATTTCATAATAGCGTGAGTTTCTGGAAGAGCAATCTCAAGACCGGCTTCGGTCAAGATGATGTCTTTCCGTCCATCAACGTTATTATTCTGAACGTTTGTGATGATATGCGTGTCACGACTTACGCCGTTAGCGGCTAGCGGACGATACTTAACATTCTTCATGTCAATCATGATAGAATAGTTCTCCGTCGCACCTCTTAGTAAAGGCTCCTGCACAAAGTGCAGATCACCAAACACAGTATTAACCCGCATTACATTATGGCCGAAAGCACCTTTAATGTTCTGCAAGTCAAGGCGGAATCCATTTCCACCATATTGATCTGCAGCGGTGCCGGCTTCAATTTGGCCGAGCTCAACTGTGTTATGTAAGAAGGAAGCACTACCTAGTTTCTGGAACCAGGCAATAACTTTCCTAGATGCGAGGACTAGCTTCTGACCGGAGTTACCGGATTCAGGAGCAAAAATATCCTCCATAGCGTCAACGAAATCGTCGTAAGAACTGGAAGCATATGTAAAGTTTTTCACTTTACCATAAGTCTCTGTATAGGGAAGTATTCCCCATGAATACCGCTGGGGTCCAGCGGATGCAGACTCATCGGCACCACCTGAACCATAAAGCATTGCATGCTCTATGTCCATTTTGTGCTCCATAAGCTTCTCAGACCATACACGTTTATACTCATCAGGTTTCCCACGATATCTGGTCGCAAGAGTCGTACCGGAGAAGAGAGGAATTGCAGTTTTGAAAATCTGGCAATATCCTTCTCTATCGTAGAGCTCGTCCTTCCAACCCGCTGGGTCGGTTCCACCTTCAGCAAAAGCTGAACCAACGACCTGACCTTTTGCATTGTCAGCAAAAGCACACGTTGCAGTAAACAACGGTGTCAGGTCTATTTGCGCGGCAGCACTGGAATCAGCTGTCAAGTCAGGATTCTGTGAGATAAGGAAATGACGGAGAGTTCCCGCCGTATCCGGAATCATCACAACCTGGCCATTCAGCAAGAACTGTGGCACCACTGGAGTAGTAACTACACGTCCATACTTATCATACGTCACGTCAACCTTCATCATGTTGGCGACTTCTGTACCCTTAGTATAAGACGCGGAGCTTGTTGCTCCTTTGGCATCAAAGTTCCTACGCTGCCACTGGTGACGCTGTTCAAGAAACTTGAAAACAGGGTCGTCAGTAGACGCTTTGGCAACTTTTGATAGGTAGACGAAGAACGGCGTTTGCTCCGGAGCTAGTTCAGCAACCCTCTCACCGAAATTATACATCCGGCGTGAGTGATTAACTGAGCTCGACTGCATGTCACCACCAGCTGTTACGCTATATTGGTCTGCCATTTTGAGCTACCTCCGTTTTAGTCTATGTTATGTAAATGGATTCGAACTTCTATAGTCCGTCACCATTTCATCTATTATCCTATCTTCTTCCGCCTTCGGGGACGTATCCACATTTGCAGACGGAAGAACTCCCATCGGACTTGGTATTGAGGATGCTCTTTTAACCTGCTCAAAGTCCCGGCTAGCGGGAGCTGAAGTTTGAGGTTGAGGTTGCATATTCCCAGTACCTTCATCCATTGCAAAGAGCTTCCATAAGTTATCTACCGTGAGTGAGGATGGGTCTGACATTACTTCGATGAACTTACTGATCCGCGTGTCGTCCGCTTGATAAGTGGTACGGAGATGTTCCGCAACATTATTAATGGCTTCTTGCGCTTCGCTATCAGCCTTCTGGCGTTGTATCTCATTCTGACGTTCTTGCCTGAACTCATCGCGTTCAGATTCAATACTAGCCTGGAGATATTCTGTCCGTAAGCTATTATATTCATCCATATTGTCTCTCCATCTTTCTGTATCTTCGAGGTGTCGTGCACTAGCCGAGCTCGGGTCAGTGTATGCTTCCTCACGATTGTATCCAGATGGTCTTTGCGGTCTCTCAGGTGGCGGTGGAAACTCTTCCCTTACCTCCTCAACAGGTTCTTCAGATGGTGCTGCTTGAGGCTGAACCTTCTCAAAGAGCGTTGTCATCTGCTGTTGCAGGACATTGTTTTGCTCTTTAAGCCGGTTATTCTCATTCAGCATCTTATCTGCACGAGACTGTTGGTATTGATATCGGGTTTGATCGTTATCCACTACCTCTTGAGAGGTGGTTTCCTCCACGGGTGCGCGAACTTCTTCTTCATTCGCGGCCACTTCAGTTGAACCAAAGGCTGCTGACTCTTCAGGTGCAGCAGTTCCATGAAGAATTATATCATTAACGATAGAACCAGGTTCTTGCGGCACTTCACTACCATCAAGACGCTGGGTATCTATTTCTGCCATGATTAACTCCTTCTACTTTGAAGAACCTCTACGGGTCTTAGAGGGTGTCTCCGGTTTAGAGGCCTGTCTGACCTCACCTTGTATTTGACCCATGGCATCGTCCAAACGTTTCTCAAAGACGGTACCGGCAGCTTGTGCCTTGTTTGTCGTCTTATCAAGCGATGCATCGAACTTTGCCAGCTTTGCTTGCTGCTTGGCATGATACGCTTCGCGCTCACGCGTTTGCAGGTCGCCTTGTAAGTCTTTTATTGTCTCCTGTGCTGCTTGCATCTGCTGTTGCAGCTTAGCAATTATATCTGTACGCTTTAGAACTCCTTCAAGATCGAATACCTCTGTTTTCTTCAGAACTTCCTGCCTATCTATAATACCCTTCTCATAGGCATCCATGTACATTTCAAGCTGAGCATAGCGGTTTGTTGGGAGAGTAGAGCCGGTAACGACAACAACATCAAACTTACCAACACTAATATCATTAATTACTTCTATCTCCATTCCCTTATCATCAAACAACCGCTTATTCGCACTATACTCAGTCAGACTATTATTAGGCTGGACTATCCTCACGACCTTCTCCGTCCTATACAGCTGTTGCATCATTGGTATAACAATTTCTGCTGCCCGAGTAAGCCCAGCCTCAATGTCAGCTTGTTTTGATTTTATCTTTCTCTGTCCGAACTCATCGAGAGAGACAGTAGCTTTGTATGTATGTGGAGCCACTGATGAATTACCCATCATCAATTCATATAAACCAAGCTGATGATCAATGTCATTCTTTGCATTATTCTCATTTTGATACAACTCATTCGGAAGTGGGATAGGTTGCACTGGAACAGGCGGTCCCTGATCAAAATCAACCTCTATAGCCACTCCAGGCTGAGCCCACTTCTGCTCAAACTCTCTCATATCAACGCTTCCCGAAGGAATTAAAATCTTTGTATTCGTACTTGTAGTAGCGTGAGCAATAATTAAAGAACGCGTCTTATTAATATACTCCTGCAAGTTCTTCACCATTCTTACATCGCTCATAGGAAATGGGGTACGAGTATGCATATTCATGAAAAGAACCACAGGATAGTGTTCTGTAGGAAGAACACGAGAAAACAACTTCTTATCTCCCATTACCACACACTGTAGAACCCTTGTTGTTGGAGTAACTATGACTTCTATTGCACCCTGATCAATTAATTCTTTGTAAGAAACTTCTCTTGCCTGTGGAGGTTCAGGTTTCTCTTGCCCTTTAGCTGATGCTTCCTGGGCTACCTGTGCATACATCTCCTGCATACGTACCATAGCCTTTTCTGCCTGTTCAGGATTTGTAAATACCTGTCCCTGGACTAACCATGCAGTCTGCTCTACATACTCTGTATAACTCTCTTCACTTAAAAGGTCTTCTTTACCACTAAAACTTTCTCTTACGAGGTAATAATCAAACATCTCCTTGTAATATCTCTCATATCCACGAATATACTCATCAGACTCTCCAAACGTGGAGAGTGTCTGTGTTGTTACATCTTCAGGGAAAGTAACCTCTCCAGAGTCTTCTCTAACAGTAGCGGGACGGTCTGTAGTAAAGTTGTCTGAGGCAGCGTTTTTTATTGCCTTTTCATACATAGGATACAGACGGATTGCCTGATCTTTTGTATATAAACGGGAAATAATGATGCTTTCCGCATCGTTACATAGCCTATCCCTCGAATTTGGATCAATATAAATATCAAGCGGATCAACATCCTTTACCTTCACATCTCCACGGTTCATATCAGACATCGGGTCTTGATATATAAGTAAAGCACCCATGCCAGTTACATAATAATCATCTATAACAGACCTCATAGCAGCTGTACCATCAGATATCTGCCATATATACTCCAAAAGGCCGTTCATTACCTGAGCAACCTTATTATCACTATCTTCACGTGGAGAGACCCTGAAAGAGGGCCTGTTAGAGGTAAGCATAGCTTTCGCAGCTTCAACAGCAGGATGGATTCTATTAACAACAATCGGAGCCTGGCCACGCTCTTCGAGAGTGCGCTTCTGCTCCGCTGTCCACTGTTTTCCGAGACGAAACTCCCGATCTTCTTGAGCATGTGTAGCCCAGGTATCCCTTTTCATGGAATACGTTTTCCAGAGGTCAATAGTCTCTTCTACGAAAGATTTGTCCGATTTGGACTTCTTATAAGCCAAGCTACCTCCATAGACTTAGGGCGAATTTACATTAGGCAGTCATCCAATCCAACACTTTTGTCATAAGATCATCATCTTTTTTCCCAGGGGTGAATTTCTCCACCCTACATGGAGTAGCTTTCTCTAAGGCTGTCCATATTGCATCTAGGATGTCATCGTTCTTCCCAGCTGGATAAGAAAGGAACTCCTGCTGAGCTGTTATGTCTTCTGGCCTGAAATGGAACATCCCCTTCGCGAGCATGGGAACCAGGCTAATTAACCTCTCAGACTTGCGAGTACGTGGTTTTACCCCCTTTTCAAGTCCGGGAATGTATAAATCCTCTTCCATCATCAGAACCCTTGTTGATTGGCGAAGTGCGTCCTGATATGCAGTAGATTCCACTCTCATACGCTTTGGACGGAACTTCTTATAAATTTCGATAATTTTTGCAGGCTGAAAAGCAGGATTGAGGCGAGAACGGAATATATCAAGAATATACTTATGATTATCATGATCAACAGCAATAGTGGCAATAACAAAAAAGTCAGCACGGGCAGAAAGAGAACTAGCGGGATCAATACCGCAATACACCTCAACTGGTTTGATATCCTTTTTATCACCTATACTCCTCGTCAGACAAGGCTGACCATCTATTCTTTCATAGTCGTAATGATGTAATTTAACATATTCTGGCTTAAATGGGGCTGTATCAGGAGATTGGGCAATATTCATGTATTCCTGATAAAATCCGTTTAAATTGCCAACGCTCTGAAATTCGTCCTTTATACCAAGAATACGCTTCTTATTGAAGCGTTCTGGCCAAATACTCTTCTCATCATCGTCCCAGATAGAATACCACATGGTTTTCCAGGCTGAACTGTCTTTTGCCCAATATAAGAAGCAATCCTCTGAAATAACTGTCCCCACCATAACAATACGCCCATCATCAGATAACGAAGGTATCACAGCCTCAGTCATCCACTTCCTATTCTTAGTACGGGCTTCTGCGGTTAAAGCATTCAGCTCTGACTCAAAATCATCTACAATGATAAGATTTGGCCGTGTATCCCCCTCAATAAAGCCCCTGACCCTCTGGCCAGTACCAACTGCGACTATCCTTGTTCCATTTGCAAGGATAATATCACTTCCAGTCCATCTTGCAGCTGTCGTTGCCCCAAAATCACCAATAAGCTTCTTAAACCTATCAGAATGATCTAAATGGTACTTTATACGACTTAAGAAGTTAATTGACTGCGCCTGGGACTCTGAGATGATAACCATGAACAAATCTTCATCATCTTTCTTGAAAGCCGCTCTATACAGAGGAAGAATGAGGCTACATACCGTACTTTTAGCAGTTCCTCGTGGTGCAGCTATAAGAATACGCTTATTCTTGTGATTTAGAAGATTTTGGTATATTTCACTGTGAAATGGAGGAATATCCTTCCTCAGGGCGGTGGGAAAGCAATATCGGCCAAATAATCCAATATTGCCCTTAAATTTCTTTAATGCTTCTCGTCGGGCATATAATGCCTCATAATCCTCACTTTTCTTCTGGGAGTTCTGCAACTTCAACCTTCTTAGCTATTAATTTCCTCTCTTCTTCTTCTATTTCATCTAACATTCTACTAGTTGAGGTGGCTTCAAGCTGAGTTGTCGTCTTAACAACTTGTTTAGTCCGCATACCATGTAAATCCTGTGCATTTTCTATAAGTCTTACCCAATTCGTCATATTCCCAGACTTATTAGCATGTTTCTTGGCTACTTCAAAGGCTTCAACCATCTCATCCATGACAAAAGCCTCTGTTATGCCATGGTCTTGGAGCAATCTCTGTAATTCTTCACGAACCATTTTCTTGAATACCTCCGATTTCATCCATCTCTTGTATTTTCGGTGCTCTCCTGGCGTTGTTGACCCAATAGCCATGTCGATTGCAATATTCCAGTCGAAAGTCTGGGCGTATGCTGTGGCGAGGTTCTTCATTTTGTCCTGACCGGCCCTTACCTCCAATTGACTCTTTCCAGTAAGAGTATGGGGCGTTCTTCTCCCTTCCGCATTGAATTTCTTCCCAGGGTATTTTGTATTCCAAATGTGATATCCCCATGGTAATCTTAAATATACGCTCTCTGAGCCATTTTGGTTCGGGTATATCTTCTTTTTAAGGACTTTAGCACAGAATCCGTCATCAGAGAGAACAAAATCACCTTCTTCTCCCTCTTTCCACGGTTTATAGCTAATATCTTCCTTATCCGCCTCATCCTTGGTATATATATTATATGTCTTCTGCCCCGAATCTCTGTGATTGATAGTAATTGTATGCAATATACAGAATACTTGTTATAACAAGTCCATTAATGGTATCTGGTACCGTAAAGAAGCTGGGTAAGCTAAATTCCGGAACACTAGGCATTCCCCACGTTTTCCCAGAAAGCGTTAAATAGATACCTCCAGCTCCATATAAGAACAAAAACCAGTCTTTCATTGAATCCTCTCCTATTCATATCCCTAGAAAGGGGTTTTCACCGTGATTTCCCTGGCCATATGACCTGGTTCTTGTGTGTCCGTTTCTTGGTATCAAAGTGGATGTGTCTGTCACAAACCTCAATCCCCTCAAAGCCCGCAGTGATACCAGCAGAAACAACTTTGAACCTATCAGTACCAGTCCTACACCTAATATCAGCAGCTTTCCCCATAGAATGAGCGCCTCCTGTAGGTGCTCCCCCAGTGATCTTTGCATTGTATTTTTCACATCTATACCCCGACGTTATTTTAAAAGGTATACCAGCTAGAACCCTGGCTACCTCCAATTTATCCATAAAGTCTACATCCATGTTCGTATCTCTACAACAAGGACAAGCCAACTCTTTATCCGTGAAATGCCTCCAATTACTCATCTCGGCCTCCATCATGTAGTAATGCCCTATCTGGCATTACTCATATCTTCCAGCCATAAGCCAGAAACCTGTTGATATTCTAGAACCAGACGTATTATTCATATATTGCCAACAATCGAGCCTATAGTCACTGCGGTAAGACCCATTATCAAGGTTGCCGTTATACTCCATGGATGCTGCGAAGTTCCTTGTTGCAGGGGTGGAAACAGGGATATTGGGAAAACGGCTGACATCTTGCTTCTCTATCCAGTGAGTTTCACCGTTTTTGCTCTTTTCTCTCGTTAAGCTGTCGGTGTATCCCGAACCATTCAACGACCCTGTGGTAATGTTCTTCACGTCGCTTCTTTGCCATAAAACCTGTTATTTTTCTTATTTCTCCCCAAAGGACATCATAGTCTAATTTACCATTAGATTTAGCATATTTCTTATAATTATTTTCCATATAACGTGATAATTACGTTTTTAATAAGAACCAAAGCCTTGTTGGATATGACGTAATTATTAAGACATAATCTTCATTAAAAATATTTAATATGCAATAGCTATGATTTACTTTAAGCAAGAACCCCTATCCCCCTGCTGTGTACACAATTAACTAACAAGATCAAGTAATACTTTACCTGGTGAGGAAAATCCCGTCGACAAATCCTAATTCTAGAAAAATATTTTAGAATGGGGGGACGAGATACACAATGCAAGACTCCCCATCTCGTTTCACTCGGTGGGGTCGAAACCTCGTTGAGGTTACGTTCAGAGCTCAGGATGGTTCGCTTCGCTCACCTTCGAGCTCTTCTCTTCGAACCGTCTGCTCTGCCCCCATTCGTTGGGGTAGTTGCGTGACACACACGTGTGCGGACTACCCATAGGTGTAACTCAAGGAGATACAACATGGCTACCAATAGTAACAAGGTAACGATTGGTGAGGTTCGACACTCACGTGTGGGTACAACTGACAATAAAGGAGACTTTATTGCTGAGTTGGACCGCAACAACAGACCTTTGCTAAGTGATAACATAGTTACCACAGTAGCAAAGGACGCACCCCCGGCCAAGGCCAGGGTGAGTGCTTCTGCAATGCGTAAGCTTGCTCAGAAGCATAACCTTCCTAACATTGCGGAAGGCGTCGATTACGTGTTTACACGTACATTCGCCTTAGAAGCCCGCGACGGGCGTCCTGAGGCGAGATGGGACTTCTTCCGGCCTGTGTCGGAAGGTGACGTAAGCGAGCTATACTCATAGCTCAGCTCTGTCGGTGAGTGAAGGGGGTTTCATACCCCCTTTATTACACGGTTGGTAATAATCAGCCGAATAACTTACTTGTATTAACGGGGATGTACACCCCAGCTAACAGCTTAGATGAGCAACAGAATGAGGATAGCAATAAAGCTCCTCTAATACAAGTTGAAATTTCTATACTTCGATTGGTCTTACACTCGGTGAGGATTTAAGTCATCCTCGTTAAAAGATGTGACTTTAAGATACGGACCCAATCAGAAAGGTAGAGAGCCTAATGTAAGATAGGGCTCTTATAACTTGGTAATCAACAGGTGTTGGTGGCGTGGTCAAATTTTCTAAGGAGGAACGGCTTCCAGTTCACCAACACTTGTGGTTATCTCATAACAAGGGGATAATACTATGACTACATTAGTATGGTTCTTAATAGGACTCATCTCAGGAGCAGTATTCATGTATATTGGTATGATGGTTGCAGACGCAGTCTATGAACATACCAATTACAAGGATGCTTTTCGTGAAGATATAAACAAGGTAATGCAAGAGGCCTTGGAACAGTATAAGTCAATGACTCAACAAACTCTTGCTCAGTACATCTTGAAGGAGAACTTTAAGGATGAGCCTTTACCTGCAGAGGCTTATGATAAGGAGATGAAGGTAAGAGCAAGTATTAGACGTGCTAATTACGATATTGAACGTGCTAATGCTGAGATACTAAAGAGCTCAAGGAAAATGCCTTCGTCTGTACCAGGTGGTACAGTGGATGAAGATTCTTCTACTTATGGTGATCCGGATGATGGCAGTTGGAAGGACAGATAATGGCACAATCTAAGCATCATAGAGCCGACCAATCTGCCAGTGAATGGAAGAAGAATAGTAATAAGCGGAAGCACCACGAACACACCTCAATAAGTTTAGACGAGGATAGCAAGCAAAAGCAGGAAGAGAACGCAGCAAGAATGAAGCGTGCTATGAATAGTTCAGCCACTGAAGGGATAATTACTGAAACAAATAATTCCTGGTGGGCGAAGTTTAAACAGAGGATGACTGCGAAATGAAGTTATCCAGTAAAACTGAGGAGTCAGGTGCTCCATTGGAGAAGACGATAGCGGCCATAGCTCGGATCGAGGCAAGACTCGACGAACTTATATCCTGCGAAATTGAGGCCGCGCAGCTTAGTGAAATGGACAGACTGATAGAAACTGGTTGTTTACCGGTAGAAGCAGCTGAAGTATTGAACTAAGCCTATGCGAGGGCTGTAATTCCGCGGTTTTACAGCCCTTATATTTAAGCTTGGTTGGTATGGGTACGGCTATATTCCGTAGTATAGTCCCTACTAACACATCTAGCGGACCAACTAAGCTTTTATTAATAGGAGGTACTCTCATGATTAAGAAGTGCAATAGAGAGGACTGTCATATTACATACGAGACGACATGGCAAGGACCGCCATATCATAAAGAAAGGGAGGTGTTAGGAGTGTCTAAAAAGAAGAAGGCACGTATCACAATACCAAAACAGCGAGTATTTGCTACTATGGAGCAGGAGGAGGAGCTCAAGCAAGTACTCTTAAACGCGGGATATCCGATAGAGGACATTGATATCAAGGTAGATGGTGTCCGAGTAGGATATTGGAATAGAGTGAACCAGGCAATTTTTGATGATATGAATAAGATCATTGAAATGGACCCCTGGGATGCATTTGATGAAGATACTGGGGACAAGTGGTTCTATGCTTATGACCAAGAACCCAGTACTCCTGTAATTCCAATGTGTGAAATAAAGGTAACAGATGATAATTTTATATTATTTCTGAATTACCTATACCTGAAGAGGAATTTCACGACCTTGGGCATTATCCATGTTGTAGAGAAGCCTCATAAGTACAAGCAGTACTTAGAGGATTATAATAAGGAGAATGTCGAATGAAATGGGTATTCTTAGCTCTTTTAACATTTATTCCGGTGATTATCGGATTAATAATGACGTTGAAAGAGTTAAAACGACTCAGAGGATCAAGAGATGAATGGAGAAATGATGCTTTAAAGCTGAACAAAATTGTGAGACAGCTTGAAGGGCTTAAATCCATTGTCTACTCTGGGCGAAAAGGTAAGAAATATGAGAAGGAATAATAAGCTCTATGTAATAGAGCCATACCGTTATAGTGGAATGTGGGTATTTGATGATCCAGATGTGGGTCTTATCAAAGAAGCATTCGTCGCCGGGGCTGACACCTTGATGGATAGAATAGAAGACGAGTATGGAGAGAACTTTACTCTCATATTTTCTGACTCACAATTTCCTAACTGGAGTGTAAACCTGAAGAAGATGACTTGGGCGAATTTGAACAATACAATAGGCAGTGGTACTTATTATTATGTACCAAGGTATAAGCTCAAAGCTTGGCTTTGTGATGCTTTGTCATTGTATTTTAAAAGGCCACCGAAGAACATCTATGCACAGGTTGTAACTCCTTCAACTAAAGGAGATGAGTAATGGAATCAGCTACTCATAGTTTCACAAAGTGGTTTGCTAAAGGCAGCGAGCTCAATAGCTATGTTAGTACCCTCATGGAGGATACTTCTGGCAGTGCTCTTGTAACAGTAAGCCAGTTTCCTGGATTCCAGTGTATAAATATTGTACATAAAATGGAAGCCCAGGAAGCGGTAATAACAGAAGAAAAGGTACCTGTGGTACCAGAAGTGTTGGTCGATGGTCGACACTCTCCTAATCATTTTGCCCATACAAATAGGGAAAAGAAGTTAGAAGAGACAACGGCTATTATCCGGCACTTGACAAAGAATGGGCAATTAAGCACATTCGATTTAGCGAAGATAATCGGCTGTCATTACACAACCGTATATCAGTGGGCTGCAGGTAATGCAGTACCACATCCGGCGCATCAACAGTCACTGGCACAGCTAGTTGCGTCGTTTGGTAATATTGCCAGTAAACAGTAAGGAGGACTCCTTATGGCCAACATAATGTACACTAGTTTTCATACTGGTGGCCAGTTAGCTGAAATGGAAGCTAACACTCCCGCGGAGATTGCACAATCGAACAGTCTCCCATTGGAAGGCGTGGCTATTTTTGTTAATGATAACGAGGCTGTTCCCTCAGCAGTGCTGAGAGACGGTGATCTCGTATCGTTTCAGAAAAAGTCAACGAAGTCCGGGGACTAACCACTTCGATTTGAACTGTGATGCTTAGAGGGATACTGAACGAAGGGTATACCGTGCAAATCTTGGCCCA